TTCGGCACGTTCCAAGCGAATTACTGTGGCAAGCCCGACCCATGGGAAGAGTTACATAGAATGGGTCAGCACGAAACAGGAGTTGCAGGACACGGGCGGAGTGCAGAGATGCCATTTATGGGCCGACGAGGAGCCGCCAAGGCCCTATTGGGAAGAAAGTATGATGCGGCTTCACGCAAGGAACGGCACGGCGACCCTTACGTTGACCCCGATAAACGGTCTGTCATGGACGTATGATGAGCTTTATTTGAGGGCGCATTATTACTGGCGGTCAAAGACGATTGCCGAACACTTGGGGATAGATCAAGAAGAGTTCAGCGATACTGGAAACAAGCAGATAGCCGTCATACAGATTGCCACGGACGACAACCCGACCCTCAACACCGAAAGCGTGGATAGGATATTCGATGCCATAGAGGACGTTGACGAGCTTTCCGTGAGGCGGTATGGGATTTTCAAGCACATAGCCGGGAGAGTGCATAAGGCTTACAACCCGAAAGTCCATTTCATAAGCTATAATAAGTATTTTCCAGATGGCGTACCTTACGAATGGACTCATGCAAGGGGGATTGACTATCACGAGAGCAGAACTCCTTGGTCTATTGGGTGGTTAAGTTGCTCTCCCGATGATGAATGGTTTTTGTGGCAGGAATTTCACCCTGCTATTGACGGCCCACGGGCGATGAACTCTTATGATATTTCACGGGAGATAGTGAAGAGGTCAGGGGATTATTATTTTACCTGTAACCTGATAGACCCTCTGGCGAACAAGAAACAGGCGAACAGTCTTTTCAGCGTAACTGATGATTTAAACAGGTATTTTGAGGAAATTAGGCAAAATCACGGATTAGGGACACAAACCTATTGGCAGGGATGGGACACGAAGGATACCAAGGGTAGGGACGAGATAGCCAAACGTCTGATAAACGCTGTGAAAGCTGGTGTCCCGTTCAATAACACAATAAAGGAAAAAGGCAGAACAATAAAACTGCCTACGCTGTGGATTTGTGATACCTGCCCCAAGACGAGCAAGAGCATTTACAGGTGGTCTTATGGTGAATGGCAGACGGCACAGACGAAACAGATAAATGACCCTAAAAGTACGCCACAGCAGAAATTTTCGCACGATAATATGGTGCTTGAATGCCTTGCTAAAGACCCACGCTTGCTTTTTGCCGCCAAGGGCAAGTTTTGGGCCGGGGCCAATAGACCGATCAAGCGAAACATAACCGGCAGAATGATAAGACAATGACGGGTTGGCAACAGGCAGAGAGCAATCAGGACGCATATAATCAAGGATGGGAGAGAATTTGGGGCGAAAATCCCCAATTTGACCCAAAGGAAATCGAAATGATGTATGAATGGGTCAAAAAGAACCAGGTTGGGCGATTAATGCTCTATTTGACTGAAGACAGGTTTAGAGGATTGGACGAAGGAAAGGCACAATTTGTCCTAAACGAGCTATTGGAGGATAATTTATGAACCTCAACATTGGAGATTTAGTAGCAAACGCCCCCAACAACACACAGGGGAACACCTTGATTGTGCTTTGTGCAATATACGACGAATTAAAAAAGATGAATGAGCTTTATACGATAGCAAGAAAAACAGAATTGAAGGAAAAATTGGACAAAGAACTTAAAAAGAGGAAGAAATGAGTTCCGATTATAGCGAAAACAAACCGGAAAACCTGTCTGAGCCAACAGAAAAGAAGAGGGATTGGCAAGATCAGTTGTGTGATATGGTCATAAGTGAGTGGGACAAGGGACAGCAGTATGTGTCCCACCTCAACGAACTCTATGACGATATTTACAAGATGCTCCGTGGGGAACGCCCTGAAAAGAACTATGATTGGCAGTCTAACGTGGTAATAAATAAGGTCTTTCAGGTTGTCTGGACGGCAATTCCCTATTTTATTCAGAAGATTTGGGGGGCCGACCCTGTTATCGGGGTAAAAGGCTTTGACCAAAAGGGGTGCTGGCAGAGGGAAATTCTCCTGGATAAATGGATGGACAAGTCCAAGTATGCCCTGACTATGGTTCTTATACTTCTTAGAGGGCTTTTGAACGGTGTTGCCTACCTGAAAAAAAGCTGGATGCAGAGAATCGCAAATGGCATTCCTTTTGAGGACAGACCGGACGACCTTGTTATAAACAACCGAGACATCGTGGTTGATTGGAACCTTGGGCCGGGGCAAAGCTGTCAGAAGGGACGGTTTATCATCCACAGGGAATTTGTTGACTTGCAGACCCTTTACGATTCCAAGGCTGATTATTTCAACCTTGACGATATTTTACATGAAACTAAGCAGGAAAGCGAAGGGAACCAAGACCACTCACAGTTGAGCCAGAAAGACCACCTTGAAAATCCGCCCGAACCCGAATTTTATAGGGAAGTTGAAGTGTTTGAGAGGCAGGGGCTTTTGCCGGTCAGGGAGGGGAAAGACGGTGAGCTGAAGGTTGTTTTCGATTTAGACGACATCTACAAAGAAAACAGCGATGTCAGGATGGAAGAGATGATTGTCACGGTTGCCAACAAAAAGCATCCAACACTCATCAGGTTTGAGCGAAACCCTTACAAGGAAAAGCAGTATGTAGACCTTCACATATATCTGGATTCAGAACGTTGGCAGAGCATGGGCATGGTGGAGCCTTTCAAGGATATTCAAACGGCATTGAACGACAACATAAATGCCATGTTTGATGAAATCTGGAAGAACCTCATGCCACCCACCGCTTTCAACAAGCTCGCATTGGTTGAGTGGGATACGATACAGCATGCTCCTAACCAGAAATGGATGATGGCTGGGAACCCTAACGAAATTATTATGATGCCGAGGCCGACCAATATCACGACTGATGCTTGGCAGAAGCACCTTTTATTTGATAGTGAAATTCAATTAACGTCCAGCATTACTCCCCCGACACAGGGGATGGACAAGTCAAAGACGGCAACCCAAGGGGTCTTGAATGCTCAGTTTAGCACCGGCAAGCTCGATTTTCTCGTATTGATGATTGAACAAACCCTGCTAATCCCCTCCGCTGAGATGACCATGAGATTTGCCCAGATGTTTGCCCATCCCCTGACGTTTATTTCAATGCTGGGCGAGGCGTTCCGCTTTGATGAATGGCGGGAGCAATATCGGTATCAACCGGTTGCAAGTTCTGTGAGACTGCCCGAACAAAAAGAAAGGGAAATTCAGGAAGACATACAGATAATGCAGATTGTTCAGGGGATAAACAACCCGAACACCCCAAAGATATTGAATTATTGTTTATCTAATATATTGAGGAACAGGAATAAACCACAGCTGGCGACCTTGTTTGATGAGGAGTTCTTTGAGCCGCAGAGTGATGCTGGCCAGATGCAGATGCTTCAGAGGACACTTGGGGCAGGTACACCGCAGAACGAGTACGGACTTCCCATGAGCGGTCAGGAAAGGTCTGTTAGACAGGCAACGTATAGTCCAAGGTTGTTGGCGAATGGATAGTCCACAGATTTTAAACCTGTTCTGGCAGTTGATGTTCGGAAAGGATTATCAGTCGTTTGTTGACCCGAACGACCCTTTGAACAAAGCGTATATCAAGCATAAGCAGGATCAGGAAACAAGGGCTGTGAAGTCGTGGCTGTCAAGCGGCGGTGAACACCTGATGGAAAAGATGATGAAGCGGGTCAAGCATCGGATGTACGAGTTTGCCAGCATATCACTTGACACGGAGAGTGACAAAGAAAATGCCATCACGAAGCTCAAACAATACCAGTTGGAGATAGAATTTCTAATGGTTCTTTTAAATGCGATTCAAAAGACGAATAGGGAATGAACAAAACTCTTTGGAGGATTAAAAGACTTTTTAAATTTATTATTGATTGCTGGAAGAACAAATATACTGGGGATCTTTGAATTAGCATAACTCAAGGATGTCCGGTGGACATTTACAGGTTTGATAAAACAAAAGTAGAATTTTAACAGGTACTTGCTAACCTCATAAGAGGGATTAGAAGCCTGATTAGGACGCTAATAGTGTCTTGGTCAGGCTTTTTTTATAGCCCCGCATAAGTGGGATACTAACTAAAGGAGGTTTTAGACAATGGCAGAAGAACAACGACAGGTTCTTGATAAGGATGGGAACCCCGTTCTTGACGAAAACGGAAACCCTACGTTTGAAAAAGTAGAGGAACAAGAGGAAGACCTTAAAGACTCATTCTTAAAGGGTGATGACAAGGATATGCACCGCATATCTTCCGCACTTGGAAGGGCTTTAAAGGATCTTGGAGAGCAGAAAAAGACCAATCAACAGTTAGCGGGTGTTGTGCAGAACTTGGCTTCCAAACTGGATGAGATTGGAACCACACAGCAATACCAACCACCCAAGAATACAAATCCGTCATCCCTCGACAAACTGAACGAGCAATGGCAGGAACGTATTTTAAGCGGTGATGTAATGGGTGTCGTAAACGACATTAACAAATTTAACCAACAGGCGCAGGACAATCTTGTCAAAATGAATAGGAAAAAGGTTGATTCCATTATGGGTTCTTTGAAAGAACAGCCTCTTTTTGATGACATCGCCGACAAGGTGAAAGAAAGCGCATATACCCTTGTTTCCAGCGGTTATTCCGCAGAGGACGCAACGAGCTATGCGTATGAGAAAGCAAGGGCTGACCGTCAGGCGGAACTTCTGGCGAGTCTTGAAACGCAGAGTCCTGGGACCTTGGAAACCCTCAGAGGCGGCAAGAGAACACCCCCTCCCAAAGAGGAAGGAAAACTTCCCCCTAACGCAGAAAAGGCTTGTCAAAGAGATATAGCCGAAGGTCTGTTCAAGGATAGGAAGGAGTGGATTGATAACTTATCACCACAACTAAGAGTGCAGTACGGAGTTTAGGAAAGGATGAAACAAAATCCCCCTAAAGCAACAAATGAAGATATTAATTTCTTCAGATGTAAGAGATGCGGCTTCCCCATTGATTTATCACGGGACAAAGAAGCACCTTACGCCAGTATCACTTACACCGCTTTAACAGGTGTAACTGGTGCTGATAATCCTAAGAATGATGTGATAAATGTTGGATGCCCGTTTTGCGGGACTCCGAACTATAGAAACTGGGAAGAATAAGGAGGATTGTTAAACATGAGAGCAGTAAAAGACTTGTGTGGAACCATGCAACCTTCCCCTTTCGATGTCATATACAATACCAATGAAGGCGGTAGTGGAAGCACCGCAAGGTATCGTGGTTCTCTGGTGAAAGCCCAAGACCACGACAGGCGTACTAACGGTAAGTTTTTTACATTTGCCGGCGACACGACTGCTTTGGAAAATGTGTGTGGCATTCTGGAAGAGGATGTGGCTGCTTCTACCACATATTTAATGAATGTTGCTTCCGGTTCTGGGAACTATGTTCGCAGGAAAATGACCCCTATTACCGGGACGACTGTTATTGAAGCCGAGTATGTCCATAAAGACGCTGCCGGTACTGATAATCGTGATAGCGGATTTGCGGTTTCTGCCGCGGGTACAACGGTTACGGCAAACGCCTCGATAGGCACGGCTGATATTCTTATCGGTAGTTGGGTGTACTTCCTTACTGGGAGCAACGCCAATTATCTCCATTACATTAGGGATAATAACAGCACTACCGGTATAACCCTTAGAACGGCTGTAGTAAACGCAGTTACGGCAACGGATTATTTCTTGCTTGTGCAACCTGCGTTGGTGGAAAAGGTGGATTTTAATGCCACCTATACGGATATTAAGAGCGAATTTGTTGCTGCCAGCAATCCTGATGAGATTTGCGGCATTGAAACCTTTATATCTGCACCGGGCATACCTAAACAGAAACTTGACCAGGCGAAGCATGACGGCAAATATATTGCAAATGCGAGGTTTTTTCATCACTTCACCTTGCCGTATGAGAACTACTGGACAAGTCCTAACAGAGCCTAATTGAAAGGAGGTAGCTGAGAATGGCACGAGGAAGCATTGCTATTACCGAAAATTTTGGCGACCTTCTGGATAGTAGGTTTCGCAAGATTTTCACTAGAGAGTATGAGGAGAATATCAACGAGTCAATGATTCCGATGATATTCGGCAAGATGTCTACAACCAAGAACTACGAAAAGCTGAGTGGTGTCGGTGCACTGGGTGATTTGCAGGATTTTGATGGGCAGATTATCTACGATGCCCCCTCACAGCTTTACGACAAGACCACCTACTTCCCTGAGAAGTGTTTGGGGATGAAGGTGCAGAGGAAGCTGTTTGATGACGACCTGACCGGAATTATGGACAGGAAGCCGTGGCAGCTTGCCATCTCGACATCGAGAACGGAGGAAAAGGAAGGGGCCGCTATTTTCAATGATGCCTTTACGGGTACTGGCGGCGGTGACAGCGTTTCTTTATGCAACGCTTCTCATCCGTATTCCCCCGATGACGCAACAACCCAGAGCAACGCCGGAAGCACGGCCTTGAGCGCAGTCGCAATCGAGGCCACGAGAAGGATTGCTCATACGTCCATATTTAATGATAGGGGCGAACTTGCCAATGTGAACTATGACATGATCCTGTGTACCGTCAACAACGAGGAAAAAGCATGGGAGATTATCAATTCCAAGGGTAAGGTTGATACCCCGAACAACAACAGGAACTTCCATAGTGGACGCTACAAACTAGCTATATGGGACAGGCTCACGGATTCAAACAACTGGTTCATGCTGGATTCCAAACTGGCTAAGATGTTTTTGGTCTGGTGGGATCGCATCAAACCGGAGTTCAACTATGACCGTGATTTTGAAACCTATGTTGCCAAATGGAGCGTCTACAAGCGACAGAACGTAGATTTTTATGACTGGAGACCGGTATACGGACACAATGTGTCCTAAGAGAAAGGAGAAAGAGAAATGACTACAAGGTTTAAGTTTCTATCTCTTCTGCTTGCGGTCTGTGTAGGTCTATTTCTCTACGTTCATGTTTCCGCTGATAGTGGAAGAGAATCCAAGGAATTACCCCCGTTGTGTGTCGAGCAGATGTACGCTACTGAATGGTATGCTTTGTCGTACCTGGATGATAGCGGTGTGTCTCGTTTTGAGGTGGACAATGAGGGCAACATTAATCTTTTTAACTCATCTGGGACGACAAAGGTTGTCCTGGGTTCTGACGGCAGTTTTACTGCCGAAAGCAATGTTACAATTACGGGCTATCTGGATATGGGTAGCTCGATTAGGAAGAGTGCCACAAGTCCTACGGCAACCGCCAATGTCGGCTATACCATTAGCGGCAACTATGATCTTTACCTGATTGACACAGACCCGAAAGTGGATATTTCGGGTTGCAGTCAGGGTGGCGGAAGTTCGTCAGGGCCGGTAAGTACGGCTGGAGTTACCGTGACGCTCCCTGCCCCATCAGCCGCATTGAATGGCTGGAACCCCACGTTTTACAAGATTGATTCTGGGGCTACCGATATGTTCTTTGTAGTGTCGGGCGGTTCCAATCCGGGGTACGGCTATGTCATGTACGGTGGTGACGGCAACAGTGGAGTTACAAACGGTGACTTGTGGGTTGGCGCACTTGACCTTGACGGCTTTACGGACAGGATAAAGTTTCAATACTACTATGTCAGTTCGTCTGTTAGCGGTGTTTATGTTGACGAAATGGTCATAGACGGTCAAACAATATCCGGTGTAACGCT